CAACGAGATCGCGCGCGTTCAGTTCCGCCGGCTGCGCAGGGAAAGGCGGGCGGCATGAACAGAAACAACGATTACGCAAATTTCCTCGCCGGCAAAGCTATCCGTGCCGTGGAGCACGGCCTTTCTGACATGCCCAAACTCGCTGGCCATTTATTCCCATTCCAACGATCATGCGTGGAGTTTGCGCTGCGCGCGGGATCGGCCGGGAATTTCCTTTCAACCGGTCTTGGCAAGACGGCTTGCGAACTCGAATGGTCGGCACACGCGGCAGAGGCGTCCAATGGGCGCGCGCTGATCCTGGCGCCGCTTTCGGTCGGCTGGCAGATCGCAAAAGAAGCACAGCGCTGGGGCTATGACGCCCGCGTGGTCCGCGACCAGAGCGAAGTCAAACTTGGTATCAATGTTTGCAATTACGATCGCTTGGACAGGCTCGATCCCTCGGCCTTTGGCGCTGTGGCGCTTGATGAAAGCTCAATTCTAAAATCGTTCGGCGGAAAAACCTCTCGCGCGTTGATCGATGCGTTCTCAATGCATCGCTTCCGGCTTTCGGCCACGGCAACGCCGGCGCCGAACGATCACATGGAGTTGGGCCAGCAATCCGACTTCCTCGGCATCATGCCGTCATCCGAAATGCTGATGCGATGGTTCATCAATGACACGTCGGTCGCCAGCCAGAAATGGCGACTGAAACGTCATGCGGTCAATGATTTCTGGGACTGGTGCGCATCGTGGTCGAGAATGGCGGAAATGCCGTCCGATCTAGGTGGTGACGATAGCGGATTCGTGCTGCCTGCGCTGCAGGTCATTCGCCATCGCGCGGAAGCTTCGCCGATCAAGGGCTCCGATCTGTTCGGCACGGTCGATATGTCCGCAACTGCAATTCATGATGTCAAGCGCAAGACGGCGGCGAACCGCGCCGAATCCATCGCCGAACTGGTGGACGGTTCTGAACCGTGGGTGATTTGGTGCGATACCGACTATGAGGCCGACGCCATCCGTGCGCTATTACCCCACGCTGCAGAGGTGCGCGGCTCACATTCCGCCGACCAGAAGGAAAGCACGCTGCGCGCTTTTGCGGACGGCACCGAGCGCGTTCTCATCACCAAACCGTCCGTCTGTGGATTTGGGCTGAATTGGCAGCATTGCGCACGCACGGCATTCGTCGGTCGGACGTTCTCTTACGAGGCCTGGTATCAGGCCGTTCGCCGCTTTTGGCGGTTTGGTCAAAAGCGCGAGGTCGAGGTCCATCTGGTTGTGGCCGAAGGAGAGGACGCTATCGCTCGCGTCATCGACCGCAAGGCACGAGATCACGATGTGATGAGAACGGCGATGCGCGCGGCGATGGCCCGCGCGAGCGAAAACGCGGCCACCCGCAGGATTTCCTACAACCCAACTCATAGAGCGAGCGCACCGACATGGGGATGATCGATTGCCTTAACGCGGCGGAGGGCCGTAATTTCATCGCCTACAACGGCGATTGTGTCTCGATCGCCGAGCAACTCGATTCGGAGAGTGTCGGCTTTTCGGTCTACTCCCCGCCGTTCCAGAATATCTTCGTCTATTCCGACAGCGAAGCCGACATGGGAAATTGTACGTCGGATGACGAATTCAACCGGCATTATCGATTTTTGATTCGTCAGGTTTATCGCCTGACCAAGCCGGGCAGGTTAACTGCGGTCCACTGTTCTGACCTTCCGTCGTCAAAATGGAAGGACGGTATGATCGGACTCAAGGATTTCCCCGGCGATATTGTTCGAGCGCATCAGGCCGAAGGTTGGATATTTCATTCGCGGATATGCGTCTGGCGCGATCCCGTCGTCGAGATGACCCGAACGAAAGCGCTGGGCCTGCTCTACAAGCAGCTAAAGAAGGACAGCACGCGCTCTCGTGCTGGGCTCGCAGATTATGTCCTGGTGTTCCGCAAGCCCGGCGAAAACGCAGAGCCGGTTGAGCAGAGGCCGGACGACTTCCCGGTTTCGCAGTGGCAACAATGGGCCTCTCCAGTTTGGATGGACATCAACCAGACTAACACGCTCAACGTTGCGATGGCGCGGGATGGAGCCGATGAGCGGCATCTTTGTCCGTTGCAGCTTGATTTGATCGAGCGCGCCGTCACGCTCTGGAGCAATCCTGGCGACGTGGTTCTTTCGCCCTTCATGGGAATTGGAAGCGAAGGTGTGACAAGCCTCAAGCTGGGGCGCCGATTCATCGGGATTGAGCTTAAACCTTCCTACTTCAACCATGCCTGCCGCTATCTGGATGATCAGGAACGGCAGAGCGACCTGTTCGCGCCATCAGCCGCGCATGCGGAGGCCGCGGAATGAGAACGCTTCCATACGCCGTGCGCTTTGCGAGGTTTGCCGACGTTGAAAAATTCCTGTCGCAGGGCTGGATGGTCATGATCCCGATGGCGGCAATGCACCATCATTATTACGGAATCGAACTCGCCTGGATTTGTGAATGTCCAGTACCCGGCGGATTCAAACATCAATCCAGCAGGGGAAACCATGAGCGAGACCACCGGGCACAACTCGAACAGCCAGCTTAAAGCGATCGTCGAGAGGATCGAACGTCTCGACGGCGAAATTAAGGATCTTCGCGCCGACCAGAAGGACATTTTCGCGGAGGCAAAATCCGGCGGCTATGACGTGTGCGCGCTGCGCCAGATCATTTCGTTGCGCAGGCTGACCGCGGAAGATCGCGCCGAGCGCGATGCCATCCTCGATACCTACCTGCACGCTTTGGGGATGGCAGGATGAGCCGCTGGTTTCGACTGTACGACGACGCGATCAATGATCCGAAGGTCCTCAAGCTTCCTGAGGCCACTCGTTGGCATTGGATTGCGCTTCTGTGTGTCGCATCGAAGCACGGCGGAATATTGCCGACGACCGATGATGTTGCAATTTGTTTGCGCATCAAGGTTGCGGCTGCCGCTGCGATCATCGCCACGTTGATGGCGGCCGGTCTTCTCGATGAAGTCGATGGCCGTTTCGTTCCTCACAACTGGAACGGCCGGCAATATAAGTCGGACGTTTCAACCGAGCGAGTGAAACGGCACAGGAAACAGCAACGAAACGTTTCACCTACCGTTTCACCCACCGTTTCATGCAACGTTTCTGAAACGCCCCCAGAGACAGATACAGAAACAGAGACAGAGCAGAAAGATTCAGAAGCTACCGCTTCTGGCGCCAAAGCGCCCCGCGATCCGAGAACGCGATTGTTCGCAGAGGGGCTGGAAAAGCTCGCGCTGTTGACCGGCAAAGGCCCCGATGCCTGCCGCTCGTTCGTCGGAAAATGCCTGAAGCAAGCGAACGACGACGCGATCGTGGTGCTCGGCTTGATCGATGAAGCCGAACGCAATCGCGTTGCGAACCCGTCTGCATGGATTGTTGCGAGTTTGAAAGGACATGACCATGGAAAAACCGAAAGCAGAATCATTCAGGCTGCTGACGATCTCCGTCGAAAAATTGCCGGCTTCGATGGCCCGCCAGGAGGCGATATCGAACTACGCGGCGGCACGGGCGAGGCTGCTGCTCGGCTGCTATCGCACGGGTGACGCCAACGATCCCGAGACCTACGTTGCGGCGCTGACGGCAATTCTGGCGCGTTATCCGGAAGAGGTCATCACGGCGGTGACGCATCCGGCCACGGGCCTGCCGAGCATGAAAAGCTGGCTTCCGACCGTCAAGGAAGTGACGGACGCCTGCAACGATGCGGTCGAACCAATCGTGCAGAAGCAGGCGCGGCAGAAGCGCATTGCCGAGCAGATCGAGGCCCGCGCGATTGCCGACGAAGAAGATCGACGGCGCCCGTCGCTCGAGGAACTGAAAGCGAAGTACGGCCCGGATTGGGGACTGAGCAGCGGGCCGGACAAAAAACCCGAATCGAACTTCACGGCGCCGACCGCCGATCAACTGCGCCATCACTATCAGCATTACGATCTGTCGCGCCGGCCAAAGACCATGGCGTCGGGAGGGTGAAATGATCGCTACCGCAGCCGCGCCATCGCCCTGTCCAGCGCGCCGCGCCGCTCTGCCAGCAGCGCGCGGAGCTCGTCGCGCACGCCGTCCGGAATCGGATTTGCCTGCGCCAGCCAGCGCCGCATGGTGCGGTCGGACACCGCGAGATCGCGGGACAACTCGAACTGCCAGCGAGTCCCGTAGAGGGACTCGCCGATGTCGCGGAGGATGGCGGGGGTCATCGCCGATAGCCACTCCAGATGGCGCGGGCCTTTCTGAGCGCTGCCTTCTCGCCATTCTTGCCGGCTGGATTTTTCGCCAGATAGCGCCGCAACTCTGCCTCGTAGGCTTCGTCGCACCGGATTTTGAGGGAGGGGAGGTTTTTCTTCCACTCGCTGGCAAGTTCACGATTTTGGATGGCGCGATGTTCGGCAATCTCGCGCGCGGTCTCCCGGCTGACCTGAAGGGAGCGCATGATGTCCGCGATGTTGGTGGTGTTCATTCAGCGATACCCCATGATGCGGCGCGCCTGTTGATAATTGATTTCGTAAATGTCACCGCCGCGATCCTCGGTCAGGCCGAGTCGAATGCAGGCGTCCTCGGCTTCGAGTTCGCCGGCGTAGTCCAGCCACTCGGAAACGCTCTCGAAAAGCGATGCGTCGTTGCCTGCGACCTGGGCCAGCGAAGCGTCAGACTTGCGGATCATCTCGTGAAATTTCGTCATCGGGTCTCTCCCGGTTCGGGCGGAGCCTATCCCCATCCCTATGTCCGGATATTAGGACATTGGGTTGGCAGGGTCAAGAACTATTTTCAAACTATTTTCGAGGCTGAAATGATCCCGCCCAACGCCAGCCCGATCGACCACGTTCCGCCGCTCCCGCGCATCGACCTCAGCCCGAAGCGCATAGCTGAGGAAGGTTGCACACCCATGCACGCACCCTGCACCCCGGAGGAATCCGAGCGCATCTGGCAGGCCGTGGTGGCGACGGCGCGGGGCACCAACACGCAGGCGATCCCGGCGGATTATGTCGCGCCGGATGAGGACCCGGCATGACATGCCCGATATCACTACCGCGCTTGTTGGACTCACCTACCGCGTAATGGTTTGTCGTCTCATTCACATGATCGAGGAGGATAGATTGCCACCACTTATCGAGATCAAGGGCCTGGGCGCGGCGGTGCAAGCCGCAAAGCAGGGCATCGCATCGGTTCGGCAGGAAACCGCGGGGCTGTCCACCGACGCTTCTGCGCTTGTCGCGGCCATCCAGGACGTGCGCAAGCAAATCAGCCAGGCGCAGAGCGATCTGCAATTCGAGGCCGAAACCCTGGGAAACGGCTCTGGCTCGACGCCCTCCGCGACCTCCGAGACATCGTCGGCGGCCAAGCCCGTTAATCCGACCATCTCACCGGAGACCCACACGCGGGACTCGTTCGGCAACGTGATCGCGCGCTGAACATGGCAAAGGGGGCAGCCTTGAAGATTCATGATCGCAGGTCGAACGACACGCTGGAGGCTGGGCAATATGCCTCGCTGGAGGTCGATGATCCCTATGAGGCGGGAGAAAAGATCGTTGTCCTGCGGCAGTTGCGCTGCGATCCATTGGCGAGACTGCACAGCCATCATCAGATCGATGATGCGCAGTATACCGCCGGGCGATGCTATCAGCGAGACTGGGAGCTCGCCGAGCGTGGTGCGCGGGCCATCGATCCGACGAAAGAGGCGGTGGATGGAGGGTTAATGCCAGAGCCCATCACGGATGGGCAGCAGCGATCACGCAAACGGCTGATTTATCTGCGATCTGTGCTTGGCAAAACGATGCTTAATGTAATTCATGGGTTTCTTATTGAGGGGAAGACCATTGAGCAGATTTCATCAAAATCCTTTAATCGAGAAAGTGCTCGTTGGGCTAATTATTACGGCAGAATGGTGAGAGATGCTCTGGAGTTATTGGCTGCCGAATATAATTTGAGGACAAAATGAACCGGAAGCATATCGGCGCCAGAAATGAGATGTATGCCTGCACTTGGCTGTTAGATCGCGGATACGAAGTGTTCAGGAATGTGTCAGCCCACGGGTTGATTGACATTATCGCCATGAAGGATGGGGAAACCCATTATTTTGATGTTAAAGGAAATTCGGAGAAACAGAGTCCAAAGAGTGCGGATTTGCTCTCAAAAGCTCAGACAGAAGCCGGGGTTAAGCGGTTAAATGTCTTCAAAGATGGTAGCTGCGAGATAATTGCAAACCCCAGGACCGGCGGATCGATGTTGGCTTCCATCTGCTGTGGGGGATGTGGTCAGCAGTTTACGCCTCGGCGCCCGAATCAGAGGTTTTGCGCCAGCAAATGTAGGTCAGCCCATGCCAACAGGATTTACAGCGTTATGGCACTCGAAAGTCCGCGTCTCGTTTGCCTGTCAGGCAAATCACCTGCTAGACCATAACCTCGCGGGACGGCGCGTTTCCCAAGTTCAATCGCCCCCTCCCTCTTGCAGAAATGTGCTGTCCCGTGACCATTGATCCCGATGAGATCGATGAGGACGACGCTTGGGACGATTACGCCGATCCCAACGATATCCCCGACGATCCCGACGACTGGCAGAGCGAGGCTGAAGAGCTGTGAACGATCTGTCCGGCAAGACCTGCTGCATCGTTGACAACGGCCTTTTTACCTCTCTCGCCGTAACGCTTGCGCCCCGGTTTGGCCGGACGCTGTATTACCAGCCGTGGGAACAGGCATTTCCGCGCTCGAACGAGCTTTTGATCGGCGAGGGACTGCCGGGGGTCACCCGCATTCCATCGATCTGGCCGGTACTCGACGATATCGATCTGTTCGTTTTTCCCGATATTTTCCATGGCCCGCTGCAGGTCTACCTGCACAAGCTCGGCAAGCGGGTATGGGGTGGCCGGCTCGGCGAAAATCTGGAGATCATGCGCGGTCTATCAAAGCGATGGATCAAGGATGCCGGGCTTGAGGTCGGCCCGTGGCGGCAAATCCGGGGGCTGGACGCGCTACGTGAGCACCTGCAGGCCAACGATGACCGCTACGTCAAGGTATCGCGCACCCGCGGCGACATGGAGACGTTTCACGCGCCGAATTACAAACTGATCGAGCCCAGGTTAGACGAGCTTGAGCATTCGCTCGGCGCCAAGAAGCATATTCAGGAGTTCATCGTCGAAACCCCGATCAATCCCGCGATTGAAGTTGGTTACGATGGCTATGTGATCGATGGCAAATTCCCGCAAACCGCGCTGTACGGCGTGGAGACAAAAGACGCTGCCTATCTGGGTCAGGTTGTGCCTTATCGCGACCTGCCGGCGGGAGTTCAGGCAATAAACCGGGGGTTGTCCGGACTGTTCGCGGATTGGACGTATCGCGGCTTTTGGAGCTCCGAAATCCGCGTCAAGGGTGGAAAACCGTATCTGATAGATCCGTGCTGCCGGATGGCGAGCCCGCCGGGCGAGCTCTATCAATACATGATCGAAAACCTTGCCGATATCCTGTGGCATGGTGCGATGGGCGAAATGGTCGAACCCGAGTTCAGGGACCAATGGGGCGCGCAACTTGTGCTGCGGTCCAGTTGGGCCGAGGACAACTGGCAACCGATTGATTTTCCGCCATCGATTCGCGACAATGTTAAGATGCACTACCTGACCCGCATTGCCGGCCGCTATTACTACATTCCGCAGGCCATCGAGATGGCAGAGATCGGCGCGGTGGTCGCCACCGCCGCGACACCGGACGAGGCGATCAAAAACGTGACGAAGATCGCCGAAAAGATCGAAGGCTACGGCATCAAGTACAACACCCAGGCGCTGGATGAGGCTCGGGGCGAAATGGAAAAGCTGAAAGATGCGGCGTAAACTCACTGATCCCGAAGATTTGCCGGGCGATCTTCCGGATCTGACGGATCGGCAGATGCGCTTTGTCGAGGGCGTCCTTGCCGGCAAGACCGCGTCGGATGCCTATCGCGCGGCCTACGACTGCTCAAAGAGTCAAGATAATACCGTTTGGGTCAACGCTTCGAAACTTCGCTCGGACGCCAACGTCGCACTATGGCTATCGGCCGCCCGTAAAGCCGGTCTGGGACGCGCTGCCGTGACCTTGGAGGGGCATATCTGCGAGCTTGAGCGGCTACGCGAGATCGCAATAGACAGCGGCAACGTCGGCGCTGCGGTCCAAGCAGAGCAACTTCGCGGCAAGGCATCCGGCCACTACACCGAGAACGTCAATATCACTCACAGCGAGCCAGCAAGCATCCTTGATGAAATCCGCAAGCAATCACCCGATCTGGCAGACATGCTCGCCAAGCAGCATCTAGGACACGACACGCTGCAATGATAAGCTCACTCCATGGACCCGCAGACAATCACCAACGTGCTTCTGGCAGCAAACACAGCCCTGGTGCTGTTTATCCTGCTCAGTATGCAGCGCTAAGCAATTGAGCAAGTTCTCTGCTGCGATTGGACCAGAAACTGCCTGTGTGTTTGCCGATCCAAACGGCGCTCCAGCTTCGATCTGACGGCGTTTCGTGGCCGTTGTAGCATGGTTTTGAGCATGATTTGGCTCGCAACTGACACACACGTCGGCTAACCCATTGATATATCACAATAGATGCTCCCTTGCTCAGGGAGCGCCACGCCTGGACCGATGGGACCGGGCATGGGCGGGGGTGTACCCACCCCCCTGCAGTTAGAATTTAAGCTCTAGACCCCCTCTGAGGTCCGGCGAGTTCAAACGCGCGTAACCAGTCGTAACCACCACAGCGTAACCATCGTAACCAAGCACAGGGTTACGTAACCAGCTTTGCAGGATCGACATGGACAGGTCGGAGCTATTTCAGCTTACGGCGCGGTTGAGGCGTGCATTTCCGAGGCACGCGGATGTTCTAGCGATTTGCGATGAGGCTGAGTCTCTTTCCAGGAAGGGGATGGTGCCGGTTGTATCCAACACAGAACCCTCTGAGATGAGGCCCCGGCTGATAACCGGGGCCGCTCCGAAGCGGGACCGGGCGGCGTACATGAAGGGCTACCGAGCGAGGAGGCGGAAATGACGGCGGACCTCAAGGTCGTCCCGATCAGCAATGAGCCGTCGCTAGCTGAGATTCCGGCGCGGCTCCGCAAGCTCGCGGATGACATCGAGCGCGGAGACCGGGCGGTCGATGCCGTTTTCGTCGTGATTCCGCGTGAGCAGGCGCGACCTGCGATTCTTGGCTTCGGTCAAATCGCAGGCGCGTTCGACCCGATTATTCAATTCGATCTTGCCCGGCAATGGCTGGTAAGGGCCGCCGCCGGGCTTCCGAACGACGAGTAGCACCGAGCGAGGAGTCGAACACATGGCTAAGGCGAAGAAGTTCAATCCGGGCGGCCACAAGGGCAAGTTGCATCGGGAGCTTGGGATTCCGGTGGGGAAGAAAATCCCTGCGAAGCGGCTTGCGGCGGCGGCGCGGTCGAAGAACCCGGCGGTCAAGCGCGATGCGATCCGGGCGGAAACCATGAAGAAGTGGAACCATACGGGTCCAAAAAAGAAGCGGTGATCCATGGCGACCTTCAACAAGATTAACTCGTTCGTGTCGGACCTGGCGCAGAAGGTCCATAACCTCAACTCCGACACGCTCAAGATCATGCTGACCGACACCGCGCCGGTGGCAACCAACACGGTCAAGAGCAACATCACCGAGATATCGGCCGGCAACGGCTACACGGCCGGCGGCGCGGCGGCGGCGTTCGTGTCGGGCAACGACAGTTCCGGCACCTACAAGCTGATCCTGTCGGCTCCCTCATGGACCGCCTCGGGCGGCTCGATCAGTCAGTTTCGCTATGCCGTGCTGTACAATTCGACCGCCTCCAGCGGAAATCTGATCGGCTGGTGGGACTACGGCGCTGAGGTCAATTTGACCAACGGCAATACGTTCACCGTCTCGCTTGATCAATCCAACGGCGTGTTGACCCTGGCATGAGCGCGACCGGATACCTTGACGCCTGCGGGTTTATCCCGGCCTCCAGCGGCACGGGCTCTTTTGTCGTGTCGAGCGCGATCACCGGCTACCAGACGCCGGCCAGCGCAGGCGCGGTCAATTCCACCGTCTATTCCTATCGCGCCGAAAGCTCCGACAAGAGCCAATGGGAGGAGGGATTCGGAGCTTATACCGTGTCCACCACGACGCTGGCGCGGAGCACCATTACGGCGAATTCGTCCGGTGGCACATCGGCAATCAATTTTTCCGCAGCGCCGAACGTGTTCATCACGGCGATGAGCGCTGATTTGCAGAACGCGGCGCTGCTGACAAGCGGCACGCTTCCGGTGGCGCGCCTGAACGGGGGCAGCGCAAATCAGTTTGTCCAGGGAGACGGTACCTTTCAGACGCAATCACGCAAACTGCTCAACACGCTGACGGCAAGCAGTTCGGCCACATTGTCCGATACGATAAGTCTTACATCCGCATTTTCCGTCTATGAGATCGAGTTCATCAACCTGATCCCCGCGACAACTTCCGTCACGCTTGAATTACAGGTTCATTCCAGTTCCGCGTTCCAGAGCGGTTCCTACCTGTCGTCCACCATAGCGGCCAACGGGAGTGCGCTGGCGTCACAAGCATTCACAAATTGCGTAGGTTTGAGCCAGTCCGGCGCTGTGCCAAATAGTGCTCCGGGCGTGAGCGGGAGCATAAGGGTCTATTCGCCGAGCGGGACCACCGCCGCGAAAATGTGGAATGGCCTCGTGAGCTATCGGCTCGCGAGCGGGATGGAGCCCGTTGTCGTCTCTGGAATGTGGAACAGCACTGGAGCCGTTGACGGTTTTCAGATTCTATTTTCCAGCGGCAACATCGCAAGTGGGACCGTCAAGGTTTACGGATTGAACTGAGATGCCCGGCCTTGGCGCAATTGGCGCGTTTGCCATCGGCACGGTGCCGAGCAGTACGGCCATCACCTATACGCTTTCTGCCGCGTCAGGCTCGTTCGCGCTGACGGGCGAGGCGACAGCCTTCACGCTGTCGGAAGCCGATCACGCCGGCTCCTTTGCGCTGACCGGCACTGCTTCGCTCTTCAGCCTCAGCCAAGCCCCTGCCGCCGGATCGTTCACGCTCACCGGCGAAGCCACGGCATTTGCATTTGCCGAGGCCGTCGCGTCCGGGGCCTTCGCGCTCACCGGCATCGCGACCACCGACACCGATTCCGAAGCCGCGGCGACCGGCTCCTTTGCCCTGACCGGCATCGCCGCGACCATGGCAATCACTTATGGCAGCGTCCCGGCGGGTTCGTTCGCGCTCAGCGGCGTTGCGCAGACATTTAATTTTGAAGTTCCCGAGGGTTCAGGGATCTACGTTCTCGACGGTATATCGACCTTTTCAGACCGTGAAATAATCGGGACTGTTCTCTATCAGCAGATGCCAATTAATTGCGTTCTGATAGGCGAACAACTCTACGACAAATCGGGACGGACCTTTGAACGCGGGCGAAGGCGAAACAGCCGCAGGACGGCGGTGAGTGCCGGCCAGCGCGGCCGGTTGAGCGGCGATGCACCATCATTTTCTGTCACACAAAGCGCGCGAGGCTACGATTAGCATTCTGATCTCGACTCCGATGTATGGAGGTCTCTGCACGTCGGCCTATCTCCTGTCGGCCATGAGGCTGCAGGAGGACCTGCTCAGGGCCGGCGTCGAACATGACTTCAACATCGGCCGCAACGAAAGCCTGGTCACCCGCGCCCGCAACGAGATGGCCGGCTGGTTTCTCAATACGAAACTCGAACGTCAGATGTGGATCGATGCCGACATGGAGTTCAACCCGGAGGACGTTGCCAAGCTCTGGAACATGAATGTCGATATCGCGGTGGCGGCCTACGCCATGAAGCTCCCTGAAAAGCCGCTGTCGGCATGGAAGAACGGCAAGCTTGTGAAGCTTGAGGACTGCCCGAACGAGCCGTTCGAGGTCGATTATGCCGGTACCGGATTCATGTTGATTCGCCGCAACGTCTATGAGGCGCTGGCGCCGAGCACCGAGAGTTACGAAGGGCCGAGCGGCAAGACGCACGCATTCTACATGACGCCGATCCACAACGACGGGTTCGAGAGCGAGGATTATTTTTTCTGCCGGCGCGCGCGCGAGGCCGGCTTCAAGATCATGATGGACCCGAGCATCCGGCTCGGTCACATCGGGCAGTTTCGCTATGGCGCTGCGTGATTTCCTGAACGCCTACGGCAGCTCCGAACGCGACCTGCCGAAAATCGCCGGGACCTATCGCGGCAACATCGTGGTCTGCGCCGACGCCGCCTGCATCTGGGACGATCTGGAGCGGTTCGGCTGCCGCGACGATGCGATCAACGGCGTTGCGAAGCCCGGCTGGGACTTCCTGACCGTCAACAAGCTGGTCGAGGTGTTTCCGGGCCGGATCGAGCATTGCTATTCCAATTCACCGGAATGCCTGCGGCGCTTCATCGCGGCGCGGCGGGATGAATACACGCTGGAGTTTGGCGGTCCGAAGCATCCTCACTCCATACGGAATTGCGAGCATGTCTGGCCCTACGGAGGACACGGGACTTCGGGCCTCGGTGCGGTGCTGGTGGCAATCGGCCTCGGATATTCTCGCGTTGTGCTTGCTGGCCTGCCTCTTGATGATGGCCCTCACAATGGCGAGCCTCACTGGCGGCGCACTGCTTTTGCATCATCTGAAGCGGCGGGCGCGGTGGGCACGGACCGCAACGTATATTGGTGGAAGGCGAAACAAATCGCCTTCGAGGACAGAGTGAGAAGCCTGTCGGGACGGACCCGGACGTGGCTCGGAGACGCGATGGAATGGGCATGATTGCCTATTACGATCTGGAGAAGAACCCGCCCAGCTTCGATACGGTGACGTTCATTACCTGGGTCGAAAGTGAACGCAGAAAACGCAACGAGCCGGTCGAGGTTCGTATTCTCCCCGGTCCTGTCGGGGGATTCCGAAGGGACAGCGTTTGGCCTCATGACGTGCAAAGCCGCGTCAACATGCGGGATAATGTCTGCGCTCCGATCTGCGGTCTGTTGCCCGATACGACTGTCAAGGTTCTGGAGAATCGGGAGCCGGTTGCTCAGGGATCGATCGGCTACAACAGGATGTCGATCGGTTCAGTATTTTATGCCGATTTGCTTCGTCAGGGATTAAGGCCGCTGCGAACTGAAAGCAGGCCAAAGACCGATACGGTGACGATCACGCTTCGCGAGTGCGATCACTGGCCGCAACGCAACAGCAAAGTTGACGAGTGGGTAAAGGCTGCAAAGCAGATCCCCAACTGTATCGTTATCAGGGACACTCGTATTGCGAACGAGCCGTTGGAGGTTGCGACCTGTCCGGAGGCGTCAAGGTCGATCAGGACAAGGGCCGAGCTGTACCGCTCGTCCTATTGCAATTTCTTTGTGAACAATGGACCTGCGTGGCTTTGCGTGGCTCTGGATGCGCCAATGGTGATGCTCAGGCCGGCCACGGAAGGAATTGAGCGCGGCTACCTGTACGGCCGGGCTATTTACCGAGACATGGGTGTGACGGATCAACTGCCGGCCTCGCCATGCTACCAGCGCCTGGTTTGGGAAGATGACACCGCGGATAACATCTTGCAGGCCCTTGATGAGTTCAAGCGTCTGAATGGATAAGGATGCTCGGCTTCTTGAGCTAACGGCACAGTTTCTCAAATCGCTGCAAGCCAACAAGATCGCGACCTATCGGCCCTATCCGTGGCAGCGGGAGTTTCACGACGCGGGTTGCGACAATGCCGAGCGGATGCTGATGGCGGCCAACCGGGTCGGCAAGACGCAATCCGCAGCGTGCGAGGCTTCATTCCACCTGACCGGCGAATATCCGGACTGGTGGCAGGGCAAGCGGTTCGACAAGCCCACTCTGGTCTGGACGGGCTCGCCGACCAACGAAACCTCAAAGGACATCGTGCAGGCCGAACTGGTCGGCGACATCGGCGAAAGCCTCGGAACGGGCTGGGTGCCGCGCTCGCGCATCATCGGCAAGCCGACGACCCGGCAGGCCGGCGTCAAGAACGTGATCGATAGCTTCAAGGTGCGCCACAAGTCGGGAGGCGCGTCCACCTGCGTACTCAAGACCTATGAGCAGGGCTGGCAGAAATGGCAGGGCACCGCGCCGCATGTGGTGTGGCTCGATGAGGAGCCGGACGACTACCGGATTTTCTCGGAGGCGCAGACCCGCGTTCTGACCAGCAACGGCATCGTGTTCGTCACGTTCACGCCGCTGCAGGGCATGACGGAACTGGTTGAGCACTTCATGACGGGCGGCGGCGGCATCTATCTGCGCAGCGCGAGCTGGGACGACGCGCCGCATCTGTCGAAACATGACCGTGACAGGCTGGCCGCCTCGTACCGAGATCACGAACGGGACGCGCGCACCAAGGGCATTCCGATGATGGGCGAAGGCGCGGTGTTCCCGGTGTCGGACGACAAGATCAAGGTCGATCCGTTCAAGGTCCCGGATCACTGGGCGCGGCTCAAGGGCTGCGACTTCGGCATCGACCATCCTGCGGCCGGCGTCGAGATCGCCTGGGACCGCGATCAGGACATCGTTTACGTCATCGATGGCTACCGCAAGAAGGATGAGACCGCGGCCTATCATGCCGCGTGGTTCAACAAATCAAACAAGTACGTCCCGGTGGCATGGCCGCATGACGGCATGAACCGGGAAAAGAGCGGCGGCAAGACCCTGGCGCAGCACTACCGCGACCACGGCGTCAACATGCTGAGCAAATCGGCGCGTTACCCGCGAGCTTCCGGCGAGGAAACTGACAAGGGCGGTCCGCAGCCGGTCGAGCCGATCGTCGATGAAGTGCTGGAGCGCATGGCGACCGATCGCTTCAAGGTCTTTGCGACGTTGCCGGACTGGTTTGAGGAAAAGCGCTCCTACCACCGCAAGGACGGCCGGATCGTCGATTGCCGCGACGATCTGCTCAAGGCCACCTTCTACGCGGTGATGATGAAGAGATACGCCGTCGCGCCGGGCTCGTTCGGCGTGCGCAACGCCGTTTCGTCGCGGCCAATCGCGAGCATGCGCCTGTGAACAAAGACAAGATCGAGCAAATCTTTCGCAACGCCGGGTTGACGCCGGAAGCGCGCCAGAGCGTGAAGGATTACAACGTGTTTCTCGCCGATGGCTTCAGCCTGCCGCCGCATCGCCGGATCGCCCGCTTTGGCGTCGGCCCGGAGGATTACCCGCGCGGCTGCTATGTGACGTTCTGGTGGGCCGGGCGGGACGAGCGCCTGCATGCCGGCCGGCCGCTGTTCTTCGACGCGCACCACGAACGCGCCTATGACTTCGAAACCCGTAAGAAAGCCCGCTTGACCGCCGCGCTCAAGGATGCCGAAGGCAGTATCGATGCATGGAAGCGGAACGCTGCCCATGGCTGACAAGATCAAGGAGGTCAGCCGGCAGGACGGCTCGGTCAAGGATGCAAGGCGATTTGACGAACGCGACCTGAAATGGCTGGCCGATTATGTTGTCGGCGAGTTCGACAAGCGCAAGAACGACGAAAAGCGCCGGGAACGCGAGCGGCAGTGGAAGGAGATCGACCGCCAGATCGAAATGTGTCCCGACATCGGCTTCAAGAAGATGCCGGACGGCTCGGTCGATACCAGAAAAGCCTGGATGGCGGAAATGGAATTGCCGCTGCAGGCGCAGGCGCTGGAGGTTCTGACCTCGGATGCGCGGCGTCTGATGTTTCCGGATTCCGGGCCGTGGTTTCGCGCCCATGCCGAGATGACGGACGACTATCTCGACAAGGTGAATTTCAAGAGCCTCGTGCATGGCGACGACAACGAGGTGCCTTCCGAAATCAACCAGGACAATGCCGACAAGCTGTGCGAAGGCTTCCTCAACTTCCTGTTTCGCCAGTACGACCACACCACGCGCTTCGACATCATCAATGCGGAAGCGTTCAAATACGGCATGGGCGTCGGGCGCGGCCGGCTGGAGCTGAAAAGCATCTACATCAACGAAAGCCGGGGGGTCCGCAAGGTCAACAAGAAGTTGCCGGTTCTGGTCCCGGTCTCGATCAAGAACATCTACCCCGACGATCCCAAGCCCTCCATGCACTCCTCGCAGGTGCTCGGCCCGGCGCACATCGCCTATGAGTACATGCGCTACGAGAACCTCGCATTGGCCGCCTCGAAAGGATCGTCCGATCCCGACAACGAGGACGGCGGCTGGATGCCGAAACAAATGCGCAAGGTCATCCCCGACAAGGACGGCTATGTGCAGGTGCTGGAAATGGAAGGCGACATCATCGTGCCGCGCAAGACGGTGCGCAGCATCGTCATTCCCGGCGCTATCCTCACCGTGGCGATGGGCGGCAAGGAGAAGGGCGACGGCGCGGCGAGCCGGGCGGTGATCCGGCTGCGCTTCCGCAAGCAGCCGTTTTCGTCGTACCTGTTTTTCCCCTACCATTACGAGGGCGCGGACACCTTCTATCCTAGTTCACCGCTGATCAAGGGCCGCCCGATCCAGATCGCGGCGACCGATGCGATCAACCGCTTGATGGATTCGGCGGCGCTGCGAAACTCGCCCCCGGTCGGCTACAACCGCGACGATTTGATTTTCGCGGCGAGCGGCGGCCCGCAGATCGCGCCGAATGCGCAATGGGCCACCACCGATCCGGTCAAGGCGTATGTGGAAATCGGCGGCGATCCGACCGCGCTGGCCGGGATTTTGTCGCAGCACATCAACCTTTATGCCGAACTCACCGGCGTGCTGCCGGCCCGGCTCGGCGCGCAGACAGTCAGCCACACCACGGCTTATGCCAAGAACGCAGAATTGCAGCGTGGCGCCACCCGCACCGTCGATTACATCAATCAGGTCGGGCAGGGTGTGGTGACCCGCTGGCTCGACATGGCCTACCGGATGGGCCGCGACATGCTCGGCGCCAACGAGGAGGTCAAGTTCTTCATCGATGCCTATGGCGGCTACGTCAACATCGTGAAGGACTATCTGCCCGAAGACGTGTCGTGGGAGTGGTTCGGCGCCGGCGGCCCGCAGGAAGATCAGGCCAAGAAGCAACAGCGCATCCAGTCCGCGCAAATGGCGGTGCAGCTCGATCAGCTCAACGTGCAGATGGGCAAGCCGCCGACCATGAATATCCCCGCGATGCAGCGGGAAATCCTCAGAGAAGGTGGGTGGGCCGATATCGATGCCATCACAAATGCTGATAGCCATGCTGCGGGACCTGCGCCAGCACCCGGCGTACCCGGAGCTCCTCAAAGCCCTGCCGCGCCCGCAATTGCGGCGCTTCAGAATTTCTCAGGCGCAGGAAGCTGAAAAAGCTCGCGCCGAATGGATCTACCTCTCCGGTCAGGCGGAGCAGCATGACAAGTGGCTGGCCCTATTGACCGGACAGGCCCCTGAGCCCTTGCAACAGGAGACGAAATGAGCGAGGATACGACCAAGCAGCCCGTGGTTGATGGGACCGCAGCTTCGGCAACGCCGGAAGCGAACGTCGATAGCGCACGGAACAACGGCGACGATCTGGACAGCCTGCTGGCTCAATTCAATGAGCAAGCCGCGCCAGCCAGGACCGAGCCGGTTTCACCGCAACCCCCTGCTACACAGCAGCAAACGGGTGCTCCTCCGCAGCCTGACCCGCTCACCTTGCGGCTCGCGCAACGGATCGAACGCGAAGACATCGGAAAGCTCGTCAAGGAGGTCAAGGGCGACCTTGATTACGACGACGAACTTGTCGAAGCGTGGGTCCATTCGCAGGCCAACAAGGACAAGCGCCTGGTCAAGGCTTGGGAAGAAAGGGAAGCGAATCCGCAGACCTTTCAGACCATCGCGAAGGGGCTTGCCAGGGAGTTCGCCAAGCGAGCTTCCAAACGTGCCGATCCCCAGGTGACTGAGGACCGGAACGCCGTTGCCGCTGCGGTGCGGGGAGCATCAACCCACAGGGCTCCCGAAAGCACACCGCCCAACTACGCACAGCAAAGCAATGCGGAGTACAGACGATCGGTCCGCGAACAGTATGGATTCGATCCCGGCGTGTGACGATTGGCGGTCCGCCAATAAGAAGGATAGTTCGCCATGGCCGCGACTATCACCGACGACTCGACCTATCTTACCAAGCCCGTCAATGCGGTCTTCCAGCAGACCTTCCTGCGCCGCGCGCAGCAGAACTGCCCGTATTTCACTGGCACGCAGCCCGGCACGCTGACCAAGCAGGCCGGAACCTCGACCGTCAAATGGCGGCGCATCGAGCAGCTCGCTCCCTCGACCACGGCTCTGACCGAGTTGACCGGCGCGGCCACGTTCATGATGGGCCGATCCTCGGTCACCCCGACCTTTACCGATGTGGTGGCGACCGTCTCCAAATATGGTCAGTTCTACATCGTCAACGAGGAAGTCGATCTCTTCAATCCGAACGGCACGACCAACGAACTGGTCGGAACGCTCGGGGAGTCGGCGGGGCGTTCGCTCAACGAGTTGATGCGCAACATCGCGGAAGGTTCGACGACGCAGCGGTTCGCCGCCAACGTCGC